TGACAATACCTACAGGATTTGCATACATGGCCTTATTTAGACCCCACTGGGCAGCCGTTGCTTTAGCTGCAGCGATATCGAATATAGACAAAATAAAGACATAGCCCCCCTTTGCAGTCATTGCTATCCCTGATGCTATAGCGGCGCCCATGGCCGCTGACTGATAAGCCAGCATTACAGCAACAGTGCCGCCGACAATCGGCGCAATAAGAGACCAATTATCAGCAAAGAAACTATATACAGGTATGACAGCATCCAGGACTCTGCTCGTAGCTGCTGCAGCTCTGCCCATTGCATTCTCAATCGCTTTGCCAGTATTAGCAACCATCTCTTTTACGGTCGGCAGCCCTGAGCTTGATAGCTTGGCTTCGATGTTATTGAAGAAATTTACCCAACCTCGGGTAATCGCCGCCCTCATGTTGGCAAAGGTATTGATCCAGCTATCCCCGGCTGCTTTAGCCGCTCCCGCCGATAGTCCGGCATCCATTGCCGCTGTCACAGTATTGAGGAAATCAATAGCCGCTATCTTCCCTGATGACAAATCATCCTGCACAGCATTAGCCATCTGCCCCGTAGCATCTGCATAAATCTGCACAGCATTAATCCCTACATTAAAAAGCCGGTTTAATTGCAGCATATCAACAGAGCCCTTGGTATACATACGCCCGATAGCGTCAGTGACAGTCTCAAGCTCTTCATTGGTGCCCTTACCATAAAAGGCTACAGCATCACCCCAGATTCTTACCTGCTCTGTAGCTGTCTTCAGGCCCATACCCCGGGTTAAAAACCCCTGTGCAGCTGCCGCCGCGGTATCAAGCCCGTAAGCCGTGCCTATGACCGCTTCCCGAAGGACGGATAAGGCTACTGCAGCCTGCTCTGTATCGCCGGTTATCACTCCTACGGTACGTTCGAACCGGTTCATTGTGTCAATACGCTCAAAAGCAGGGCCGATGAAGCTGGTGAGCTTCCCTATCCCCAAAAATGCTGCCCCCATGGCCGCCATTTTCCCCAAAGTGCTAAGGAGCGACCCAGCAGCGGAATTGCCTTGTATAATCTTCTGATTAAACTGCTCCTGCATCTCCTCATTCCGGCGGATAGTACTGTCGATCATATCAAAGGTATTATTCAGCCTTTCGGCGGCGACTGTGGACAGGTCTATCTGCTGCCTCACCTGGTCAAAAGATGCAGAATCGCCGATATCCCTTGAGCTCGCTTCGACTAAATTAAAGTTGTCAACAAGGCCGTCAAGGGAATTGACCATCTGCATAACCGGACCGGTTAAGTTATCGAATAGAGTTATCCTTGATGCTAAGTCCACAGATTCACCCCCTGCCCAATCTTAAAAGGGAAACAGCATCGTTTATCTGCTATTTCCCTCTTACGCTTCGCTTCAATTCTTCTGTCTCGTTGCGGTCTCGCTCAATTTTCAGGTCTGTTGAACCGAAATAAAACGCTTTCAACTCCCGGCTTGAGTCATACCATTCATCAATCTGTGAGGGTGACCAGTGCAGGCGCTGGATCGCATAGTGGAGAAAAGCCGCCTCCTGGTCACCCTCTTTGATTAGTTTTTTGCTTCTTCAACCTGTTCCGCCATCATCTTGTCAAGGCCGCTTATTTTTTGCACAAACTGAATGAATGCATTATACTCACCGGGATCGTCGATTATCTCTATTAACAGCTCCTCCGGCGTCTTTACGCCGTATGAATCCTGAAGCTCTGCGTTATAGAGGTCAGGAAATATTACAGAAGCAGTCAACAGCTTCCCGATATAGGTATTGGTATCCAGCTTATGACGATACATGTTCGGCTTGCCGGGGATAGGCACTTCCTTCATGCACTCATTTTGAATTCTGTCGTTATCTTTTGTCGTGAGCGGCTTTATCTCCCATAGCAAAGGCTTGCCGTCCTCATCACAGAGGCTTGCTGTCGCCGGAAAAAAAGCATTCTCTTTGACAGCCTTATTCTTCTTGAGAAACATGCTTAAACTTGACATACTCTACATCCCCGCCAATTCATTAAATTTTTCCGGCAGATCCCAGCGCTCAAAGGTCCCTGATAAGTCTTCACTAAGGATCTGCTCTCCTGCTTCAAACTTAGCTAGTATAAATGAGCTGCAAAGACAATCATAATGAATGACCGTTTGTCGGCCAACTGCGCTGGTGGGGTCTTCATTTGTAACCTGAATCTCGAAATAAGGCATGACGCCGGTCTTCTGATATTCATCGGCGATAGCCCTGAAATGTGACTGGTTGTAATGGGCAGCTCCTGTCCAGGTCCCCTTGCCCCCGGCAGCCTTGTGACCCATACCGACCTTGCCTAAAACAGGAACATCAGTAACATTTACATCCCATTTTGATTCGAACTTCGTTAAGGTCATAAAATTAAAGCGCCGCCCGCCGATAGTGATAAAGCACATAGCTAAACTGCCATATACAGCATCCTTTGCATTCATAACGGGGTTCTCTAACATTTTTCTTTATCCCCCTTCCTTTACGCCACAGTCACAACCATGTATAATTGCCCCATGGCGTTGACCACAGTGATATAATCTTCCACAACCACAGCTTTTTTAGTATCCCCTTGATAAATCGTAATATCCTCACCTTTGAAGTTCTCAATCGCCCTAAGCTTTTGCAGCTCTTCATGATGCTTCACAATATCGGCCCACAGGCTGACCCTGCCGTCCGCATCATTGGGGATGACGCCTAGATATCTTGTATTAAACAAAACAGCGATATCGTTAGCGATCTGGTCGATAACCCGGATAGTCTGATTCTCCTTAAAAATATCGCCTTTCTCCAGGGTGATATTGACCAAGCTGTTAATATCAGACAGGACACGAATATCAGCACCGACCCGGTGAAACGCAAACCTGCCGCCCTTAATGGCGTTTTCAAGCTGTATCTGGGTAAAGTCCACATCAATGGTATATTCCCCATTATAAACCCGGTTCAGTGCAGATTTATTCACATCGGTCCCGGCAATTACGCCCGTCACCCAGTATACAGCGTTCCACTCATCAGCGCCATCATCTAAGACCTTATTCATGACGTTGACAACACCCTCATAATCAGCGGGGTTATTATACGTCACACACTGGAACTTAACCCCTTGCTCATCCCTCAGCCGCTTAGTGAAGGCTGTAAAAAGCCCTTTGATGCCGGGGTCGTTAGACGGGCAGCCAATACCATTGAAAGAATAGCCTTCTATCTGGTCAAGGTAGGTCTGAAAATCCCCGTTCATTATCACTGGAGAGGTCCCGCCTGTCAGCGGCGTCCCCGCCGTCAGGTCCAGCGTTGCGCTCGGCTTCCACGTGACAAAATCATTCCCCGCAAGCTCTGCCGCCGCTGTGACCGTCTGAGCATCCACCAGAGCCGCCCCTAAATAGAGGGATACATCAAATTTATTGGAATCGTCAACGTTTTCACCGATAACAACCATTAAATCATTCCCCCGGGTTCCTGCATATTTCGCCGTTGCATAGGCATTAGCCGCCTTCACGCCGCCTGCACCAAGCCGGTAGATATATGCTAAGCGAATATTCCGGAATAGATCACGCAGTCCCCTGAGCTGCGGCGCTGTATAATCATAACCGAACAGCTTCAGACTGTTTTTCTGCAGGTCACCGGGAGTCACTTCCATAGCCTCACCCAGCACGCCCCAATCAAGGATAAAGGGCATAGTAGCGACGCCTCGATCTGAGAGGTTGGCTGACGCCCGGGCTGCCGATACAAAGTTGATATACGCCCCGGGTAAAATCTTGTTTTGTGTTAAAAAGGTTCCACCGCCTAACGCCAATTACGTCACCTTCCTTCGCATAAACTCATCAATAATCTTCTCTACATCGCCGTGTGAGTAGGTTTCCCCGTCTTCCAGGACAGCCTCCAACATATCACGCCGATGCTGATAGCGCCCTGATTTCAAGATCTGCTCTTTGGTAAATCTTGACTCTGTTTTCCCTACAGGTAACGTATCTTCATGCGCTATATTGTTTGCATTTTTAGCCATTAAGCTTGCCCTCCTCCCGCCGCATTTATCACTTTAAGGGTCTCCATTAAATCTTTATCAGACTCTTTACGAACGAACATGCCATAATTGACAATAAACACCAAAATACCGTCAACAATTTGGCCGTTCATGCCTGTCCCCCGCAACATATCACCGTCTGCAGTGATGTATTCAAGGGCAAGAAACAGCTCATCCTGCACATTGAGGTATTCAGCCCTCGCGCCAGTCTTGCTCAGGGGGAAATACTTAACGGAAAACAAATTTTGTCTGGAGTAACGATTCCCCACAACCGGCGTGCTCGTAGGATTAACCAAAGAAATCAAAAAGCAGGGCGGATCTAGCCCCTGCTTTACTTGTTCGGTATGCACTTCGTATTCATCCCCGAACGTCGCATTAAGTTTTTCGGAAATCCCATCAATAATTTTATTTAGCATTAACGACTTCCTCCAGGAATCTTTTCAGCTTGTTTTCCAGTATGCGCGGCGCGTCCGCCTGTAGTTCCTGCATGGAGATAGTTAGCATGAAACGACCGTCGACCCAACTCTTAAGGTTACTGGTCCTATGCCCGTATTCCACGTAGACGGCGTATTTTGTAGGGTTGATCAGCTCAATAGAGTATGCATCGCCTTCGCGGATCACTTCCCCGACCGTCCAGCTGCGGCGTAGCGTACCGCCGGTCTTGCCGCTTCTTGCCGGGTACTGGCCGACCGGCGTCCGCTTCTTAACCTTAGTCAAAAGCCGTGCCGCCAGCTCCTTCACAGCAGCTTCCGTAAACTCAGCCGCCTGCTCGCGGTTGAGCTTGGCAAGATTATCCCGGAATCTCCGTATAGCAGCGTAATCGACCCTGGCGCCCATCTAAGCCCACCCCTCAAAAGGAACAAGGACGATCTCTTGGTGGTTCGAGAACACAGCGGGCAAGCCGCTCTGGCTGAACTCAAATAGATCGTCCTTGCGCTGGACCATGATTTTTGACCCGGGTTTAATCTTTAAATCGTTACTGAGGAACAGTTTGACGACCTGCACAGTCTGCGCCTCGGTATCGCCCTGGTTTACAGCCTGGAGTGTAGAGAAGGACAGCTTGCAGGGCTGGTCTTCCAGGACGATCACTTCCTCAAACCCGGTTGACTTATTCGGCTTAACTACCTTCTGATACTCTGTAACAGTCAGCTTGTCCTTCCAAAGCCTCTGCAGAACATGCCCGGTCACCATGCCAGCCTCCTGAACGTAGTAAATTGAGAGCGCCCTGACGCTATCAGATACCCAATCAGCCCGTCAAGGGTGATAGAATTATCCGGGATGGCATAAGTAATAGCCGTGTCGCCCTCTTTAAGCTGCTTGACGGCAGCTTCAACGTCGAACCCCTCCAGCTGCCCTGTGCCCTTTTTCATCTGCAAAAACTCGCCGCAAACCATATCAACGGCGACATAGTGGAGCCCTTCAGGGACCGCAGCGACATTACAAGCATTCTTGATAGTATTAGTCGCCTTTTCAATAGAATAATTGATTGCCCAATCATCAGCAGCTTCCACAGTATAGCCTAAAGCTTCAAGGCGCTTAACGATATCATCATACACCAGAACCACCACCGCCACCGCCGCCCGTAAGCAGCCGCTCCACAGCAGCGTAAGAATAGAGCTTGTCATCCTCAAGCAAACCCTCTAAGGCGGTCCGTTTGTGGCTGTACCAGCTGGATCTCACGATTTCTTCCTTCGTAAACTTAAGAGCGCCGGGATCTTCTGTTTCTTCCGGCGCTTTATTGGTGCCGGGATCTGTGGTATCCGGCTCCTTCGCTTCTTCGGGTTCTTTCCCTTTTACGCCTTCCGGCTCCTTCGTTATTTCGGGCTCCTTCGTTATTTCCGGCTCACCTGCGTTCCCCGGCACCTTATTAATATCACCATCATTCGCTTTTCCCATGATAAAATAACCCTCCTTTCATTAACCTTTCGAAATAATCCTTGCAATGGGGATGGCTTTGTGGGTGATATATTTCCCGTTGCCATCATTGACTAGAGTCCAGTTTTCGGCATCCGCAAGCTCAGTGTCAGTCGGTGAGTTGGACGCCATGTTCTTTTTCGTGAAGCTGATCCCATAAGGTGCAAAAACTTTACGCTGTCTGCTCCAGAGGTATGTCTGGCCGGCGTATTTAGCTTCATCCCTGGTCATAGCAAAAGGAACCTCAGCGCCGATATTTTCATAGTCAAAAGCGCCGACTCCCAGCACATACGTCGTATACTTAGTCACACCTGCCACCTCAATGGTCGGCATATGGTCATCAATCAGCACAACCCGCCCGTTCCAAGTTGCCATAGGCAGCGACCGCTCAATACCGTTGGCGTCATTGTATTTCATGTATTCCAGCAGCTTCATGTTTTCAAGGTTCGTAGCAATCGTGCTGTGCATGAGAGCGATGCTAAAGACATTCTTCTTGTCGCCGCTGGCTTGTTGGATGGCGCTGTTGAGCGTCTCCGGCGCTACGTTTGGGCTGGCGCTTGCCGAGATATCAAAGGTATGCTTTGTTACAAACTCTTGGTTCTGTGTTCCAATCATAGCAAAGATGCCGTTTAAGATCTTGATTAGCGTCTCCTGGTCTATAGTTTCCCAGTAATCTGATACTTGCCGGGCGACATTGCTCATAAACCCGGCGCCTCCTGTAATATCCTCTGAGAAATCCCGCTCGACCCAACCGTTAGCACGACCGGTAACGACAACGCTCCGCTCATACGTTGTGGTCGTATGCGGAATAATGTCTGTCTCACCGTCATAGTTGACAGGCGCCCCGTCAAGCCGTCCAAACATGGGCAGCGTTGCATAAACAACGCCGGTCTGGTTGGAGAACGCCTGCCTGATTTGGCTGTTAGGCTGCAGCGCCCGTGATTTTATGAGTTCATTCAGCCGCACCTTCGGGATAATATCGACATATCTACCGAACGCCTGCGGGTTAAATGTCTTATGGTCAAACTTTCCCATCTTTACTTCACCCTTTCAGATTAAAATTTTGCATCAGGATTAGCCTCCATATAGGCTGCCAGCTCCTCATAGGTCATCTTCGTGATATCGACCTTCGTATCAGGGTCTTCCGTTCCTGTCTCGGCAGGAGAAGCCCCCTTCACCACTGTCTTCTTCTTTTCGGTATCAAACAAAAACTTGGAATCCTCTGCACCCACCAGCTTCTTGATCTGCTCATCCAAGCCCTTGACTGTCCCATCATCAGCGAGCTCAGCTTTTTCCAGGTCAAGCAGCGCCCGAACTGCTTTCTGATTCTTTGCATTGGCAGCGGATAAAGCGGCGTCTACGGCGGCGTTAATCTTCAGAGCCTTAACCTCAGCGGCGTGCTGCTTATCCTTCTCAGTGTTATCCGCCTGCAGGTCGGCGATCTGCTTCTTCAGCGCCTCAATATCGCCGGTAGAATTCTTCAGGGCTTCAAACTGTGCATCACGCTCTTTGATTTTCCCCTTCGCGGCCTCAAGCTCTTTGCCCCTGAGCTCCAGCGCCTTGTCTTTAGCCTCAAGCTCTGAGTTATGCTTCCAGGTCTCCCGGAACTCCTTGTCGAACTCTTTCACCTTGTCCTCAGCCAACTCCAACCCATACTTCTTAAGCAGTTCCTTAATGTCCATTACAACATCCTCCATCCTTTTTTATTGCGGTTAGCGCCGCATGGATTCTCGACATATACCGGTCGAAGCGGTAGTTTTTAGCCATGAAAAAACCGCCCTGAGGCGGCCTGGTCACCGTATAAGCGAGAAGAAGGCCGTTTCCGGCCTTCTTATTGGTACTTCGGCGGGTGTGCCCCTTCCCGCATTTCTTTTGGCCCGAAGGCGCGTAGCGGCACGATCTCTACTTCAAAGTACCAATCTTTAATCTTAATTAAAGTATATCATGATTATTTCTGCATGTAAAGCACCTTATTTCTTTTTAACATTTTGTTTAGATTGCTATCTCTCACTCTATGAAAGGTCATTATAGAGTTTTTTAAGTCCTTGTTATCAATTTCTAACGCAAGACGTAAAACAACATTTAAGTTCGTTTCTGGCAATTTCTTAATCAAAAACACTGTTGATTCACGCTTTTCATCAACCAT